CATAAACCAACATATCTCTTTTTAACTCTGCTGTAGACATTTTGGTAACATCACCTTTTAGGATAACCCTACCTAAAGATTCTAACTGTTCAAGCTTTAAAGTTTTAGCTGCAATTAAAGCGTCCACTTCAACATTCATTGCCTCTACTTCTTTTGCTGCATCTTTTGCCGTATCAACCTCTTCAAATTTTATTCCATTTAAAGGATGATAAGCTAAGAATTTTTGTAAAGCTTGGTTTTGTTTTCTAACCCTTAATAATCCTGACTCAAAAATAATAGGAGTAACTATAGCGTTACCATCTTGTTCATCTTTAAAAGGACTCATTTGATTAGTTGCGTATCGAATTTCTCTGTTCTCCCCTGACTCATTGTCAAAATGTAGTAGAGGTCTACGCTTGGAACTTTTGGAAGGGAGCATAAAACTCAATGGAGCTGCTCCTCTTGTGAGTCTATAGACTCGGTCTTTTATTTCTTTTTTTTGTTTCATTACATTAAAATTAAATTATATTAAAAAAGATAGGGGTGCCCGAAGACACCCTTATCATATTTACACTACAAATATTATTCTTCGAATAATACAAAGTTGTTAGCACCCATAACGCAAACACATCTTTCAGATAAGAAGTTAACTCTCATCTCATCAATGTCCGTTGTAGCTGCTCCACCTGCTGAACCTGTTATCCAAGTCTTGTAACGTCTGTCTTCAGTTTCTGAAGCTCTATATCTAACGTGCAAGAAAGGTCTCTTAGCGTTTTTACCAAGAACTTGGTCATAAACACTTGTTGAACCTGCAGGAACTAATAAACCTGTGATAGCACCTGAACCTGCAATAACAGGGATGTTAGTTAAACCACCTCTCATTGTTGGGTCGTTTAGGTACTTCCAATCAGACTTATAGAAGTCATAACCTCTACGGAATCCTGTGAATCCTAAGTTAAGAGCCATTTCCTCATCGTTGTCAAATAGTCCATAAGATGAACCACCTGCTCCGTAAGAGTTTTGTGCTGCTAACATATCATCAATATCGAATCCGAATTGTCTGTTGACAAAGATTACGTTTTCTTCAATTGCTCCTTGCTTGTCTAATCTATCAATAACTGCATCAAAGTCAGCTAATGCATCAGGGTTACCACCACCCCATAAGTTTCCTCTTGTTCCTACTGCGTGGAATACACCTTCAGAACCAATGAAACCTGCGGCTAAAGCACCTGAAGCTACACCCCCTACATTTTCTGCGGGTACTGCTTCAATCATAGATGTTTCTAAGTAGTCATCAAATCTAAGTCTTGTTTCGTGCTCAGATTTTAGGTACCATAGATATCCTGAACCTCCATCTTCTGTTGTAATTTCAACCCATCCAATTTGAGCCATATCTGAACCATTAACTAGATATGTATCTTTTAAGATGATTGGGTTGTTTTCAAAGATGTAGTCATCAGATTCTAAGGAACCATCCATTCCTGCTGTTCCTTTTTGGAATTCAGAACCATAAATGAATACTGTTACATCAGCATTTCCAACACCTGTACCTGCGGTAACTAAACCTGCGGTTTCATAGAATGCTACTGTAAATTGTAAGATGTTACCACCAACAGCAACTGCTGTAATAATACCTTTGTTTTCACCTGAACCATTGTTTTGATTAATCACAACTGTTTGTCCCTCTCTAAGAGCGGGAGCACCTTGTGCATCAAAAGGATTGCTTCCTGTGATTACAGTACCAACAGGGTTTGCACCTATTGCTGAATCATTAATTTGGAATGTTGCTGTAGCTGCACCTGCGGCTGCTGCACTTCCTACTTCTACATATTTAATATGTAGTCTGCCTTGTTCTGCCCATTTAATAAGGTCAGAATTAGAAGGCATCTCAGCTCCTACCATTCTTAGGAATGAGCTTAATGTACGGTTACCATATCTTTCAAATTCTTTCTCATATGTATCAGGTAGATACTGATTTAAGAAATCAAAGTTGGTAATATAGTTACTCTCTAGTGGTACTTTCTGTGCAGAAGGCTGCAAAGAAAAACTAGGAGAACCGGCTAAATTTCCTGCCATAATTACTAATTTTTAAATGTTATTATTTATTCTTATTACTTCTAATTTTGAGTCCTCTTCCCTCACTAGGGTTAATCGCTCGAATTGTCATACCATCCTTCTTTGTTACTTGAGGTGCATTCCTCGTAGACATATTAACATTTTTTATTTTTTTTGTTACATCTGTCGTAGCATCGGCTTGTCCTTGTTCATAAAAGAACTTAGCAAACCTTTCAGGATTTTGTGCAATTGACGCAGCTCTATGGTATCCTACTGCATCATTGATTAATCCACTTTCTTCATCAAGATATTTTTTGATAAAATTCATTGAATCAGAATTAAGCTTCTTAATCTCAGACACATTCTTAGAAGGTAAAAAAGTAATAACTTTATCTTCACCAACCTTGAAGTCAAAACCTTTGAACTCCGGATGAAAAACTTCTTCGGTTTTATTTAAAAACCACTCTCGTTTCCTTTTCGCTTCCTCTTCATAGGTCTGAGCATCGTTTACATATTGGTTATAAGCATCGAGTTTTTCTTGTTGCTCCTTAGAAAAAGATTTACCACTTGACTCAAGAGGCTCCTTGTACATTTCTTTTTGCTTCTCAAAAAACTTACGAGCTTTACCAACTTCTTTTTTAAAAGCTAACTTCTTTTTTTTGACAATATTATCTTCGTCTACTTCCTCGTCATAATTAAAATCATCCAACATATATTGAATATCATCTTCATCTAACGAATCTTCTGTAGTAGAATAATATTCTCTAAGAAGCTGCTTTTCGTCCATAGCTTTAAAGTCTCTATTCAATTTTGAATAGTCAGCAAAGCTACGTCCTGTTTCTTTTTTGTACTCCAAATATGCTGCAATATCCTCAGGAAGTTCTTGATTGCTTTGTTTAGTAGCTAACAAGTCTTCAACGGATGCAACTTCTTTGTTGTATCGGCTCTTAATAAATGAAAGAACGTCTTCCTCTTTTAACTCTGAGGATTGAGTTATTTCTTCTTTTGGTGTTTCAGCCGGAGCCTCTACACTCTCTTGTACCGGTGGGGTAGATTCAACTACCTTTTCCACGGTGGTGTCTTCAGATGTTTTGTCTGAAGCTTTATCTAGAACTTCTTGTTCTTTTTGGGATGCTGACTTTTCGTCAACAGACCCAAGGTCTTTTACTATTATATCCATTAGATTAAATTTTTATACAAAGTTAATAAATAATTTTTGTTCAAATGATTCACTATCTAGGGTCGAACTCAGCTAAGTCAAATCCGTCCAAACTATCTTCATTTGATTCAAAATTCTGTGGAGGAAGAGCATTCTTCCTTTGATTAATAAGCTTGGATTGTTGAGTGTTCTGCTGTGAGATTCTGTCTTTCTTTGCTTCCTCCCTAGCTCCTTCTCTAAAAGCCAATGCTTGTTCTGAAATACCTCTAAGTTGTTGATTATATTTAAACTCTTCTGCCATCAACATTTGTTTTAATTGAGCTTCATTATTCATCTTTTCTATTTCAAAAGATATTTCAGCTTGTTTTAATTGCATCTTTCCATTTAACTCAGCTTCTTGTTTTTGCATTGCCAATTGAGCAGCCATTTGTTGTGATTGCATTTGAGCTTGAGCTTGAGCTTGTTGTTTTTGAGTTGCCATTCTTTCTTCTCTTTCTTGCTTTTGTTTTCTTTTCAACTTCAATAATTGATTAGCAAGTTTAAGATTTTTTATTTCCCTTATATCTATAGCATCTTCCAAATTAATATCCTGCTTAGACAAAGCCATTTGTATATTTTGTTCTAATTGAGCTTTTTGTTCTTCATCAGGAGCTACGTCAATAAAGATTCCAAAATCATATATATATAAATCAGATATATCACTTAATATACTGACGTTATATTTTCCAATCTTGTTTACAAAATCATCTTTGAAATCTGCGTACTCTAAAATATCTGCAACTCTATAAGTTAAAGCTTCAGATAAAGTTCTGAATACATACAATGCTCCATCAAGTATGTGTCGAGTAGCTACATTAGAATTCAAAGCAGCTAATTTTTGTAAACCAACCAAAGAGTTAGGGTCAGGAGTAGAAGCGTCTCTTGCTTCGTTTAATCCTGTAACCTGTCTAATCATTCCTAAATAATGATTATAATTAGCAATTAACATTTGAGCTTTACTAGCTCCTGAACTACTAGCTATTTCTTTTATTGGAACTCTAGCTTGGTTAAAGTCACCATCCTGTGTGTAGCTTCTACCTATAACAGAACCGGTTTGAAAATATAACCTCAATGCATCTTCAGGATTATAAGCATTACCTGTTCCAAGGTCAACCTCATTTAATCCATCCGCATCAATATAAACTCCGTCAGGTACAGTTCTAGCAATTACTTGTTGTAGTTTTAAATGAGTTACTTGTATTAAGTCGGCAAACGGAATCATTCTTCTAACTAAAGATTCTATTACTCCTTTATACATTCTAGGTGCAACAGCTACATAGTTAGGCATAGCGTGTTGAGATGCTGATTTTGGTCTTACCATATTTGTGGCTAACTCCCACTTTAATAATATATTAGTACCCATAACCATTATACCATTATACCATACGTCAATAGTTTTTTCTATCTTCTCAAAGTTTGCTTCCTCCATAATTTCTACAGGTGGATTGAATTGGTCATCTTTTTCTATAACCTTGCTTCCTCCTGTTTCCATTATTTTTTTCTTATATACTATTTTTTTTGTAGTCTTATAATTAAAATAAAGTAAAGTGCACGTATCTCTATAGAACATATCATTTTCATAATACTGAGCTACGTTGTAGTAATCATACCAATTTTGACTATACTTACTTATTTCCTCTAAATCTTTATTTGTCAAATCAGGGTCTATCTTCATTAACTCTATAATAGGAAGCGTCTTAACTTCT